TGCGGCATCCGTTTTTCCGGTCCGCCGCAGGGTCAGATCTCCGGCAGTGATCTGTTCCAGACTCTGTCCGTCCTTCACTTCGTTCAGCGCCGCCAGCGCAAACAGGCTGGCGGCAGCCACAAAGTCGGCCTTACAGTCCTCCGCTTCCAGCCCGTCACGAAGACGGGCCATCAAGGATGCGGTGGAAGCGGTGCACAGCACATTCAGAATCTCCGTCTGGCTCCCCTCCAGCTGCCCTGCAAGCAGGGCAGCCTGGGCATATACCTGCTGCGTCAGGGTCATACGTTCAGCACCGCAGAGGCGCCCTCACAGATCTTGCCGAAGCCGGAGATGGAGGTGATGGCAGCCCGCTCCAGCTGACGGTCGATCAGTTTATCGTATTCCACCAGAACGTCACCGGCGCGGACCAGCTCCAGGGCATAGCGGTTGTCCAGACCGATGATCATATTGTCCGCCACAGCCCCGGTGCGGTGCAGCTGGGCACCCAGGGGGGTGGTCAGCTTGCCGGTACCCTGGAAGTTCAGCCCGGTCATGGGATTCTGCAGCTCAGGGATCTTCAGCATCTTGGTCATGGTGGCGGTGGAGCAGAGAATGGTGTTCATGGTGTAAGGATCGAACTGACCCCAGAATTCCACCAGCTGGTCGTAGCCCAGGGTGCCAGCAGTACCGGAGATGGGAGCGGAGCCGATGCTGTATTGTACGGCAGCATTGTCATTGCCGTCGCCGTTCATCAGCACCTTCACCGCATCGCTCAGCTGCATCTTCTGGATATGAGAACCGATCTGCCGCAATGTCACGCCGAACAGGTCCAGCTTCTGGAATCGAATTGCCTCGTAGGATGCCACCAGCATACGGCCCCGCTTGCTCAGCTTCACCAGATGTTCCTTGGTCTTGATCTCAGTGGTGGGGATCTCGCCGCCCTCGGCCACATTCTGCAGTTCCTTGTCCTCATCGGCAGCGGTGGAGTAGATGGAACGGTAGTCCATGGAATCGATCACGGTGGTGGTCGCGGTGATGGCAGGAAGGATGTCGCAGCCCTCCATGCCCTGGCGAACGGTTCTGGCGATGTACTCGGGGAACAGCACCGCGGAATCACTGGTGGCAAAGAACTTCTCCACAGGGGAAGAGCCTGCACCCTTGGCACGGATGCCAAAGCGCTTCAGCTGCCGCTGGAACGCGTCGGTGCCCTCCAGGGCAGTGCCACGGTAATTTTCGCTGGGGTCCAGGGACTCCAGCACCTGTGTAAAGCTTTTGCCGGTCTGGCGGTACATACCCTTTTCCAGCTTCAGATTGTCAAAACCCATTGTAATTTTCCTCCTTAAAAATATATGCGTTAACCGGTTTTTCCGGAAAACCTCAGATCAGATATTCACTTTCCAGCGCGGGGGCTTCTTTTGCCGCTGCCAGCTGGCAATGGATGGGATACATTTCCTCCGCCCGGTCCTTTAGGGCGCTTCTAAGCGCCAGCAGATCCTCCGCGGCAGCTTTGGACATGATGCTCTTCAGAACCTGCTGCTCTGCCCCCAATTCCAGCGACAGGCACAACCGAACCACATCCGCTTCCAGTTCCTGCCGGTACTGCCGACCCAGCTGCGCATCCTTCATCAGGGCACGGTACTCATTCTGTGCGCCAAATTCCGCCGCCAGGTCCTTTAGGCTGCATTTTTCCGCGCCCATGGCCTTTAGCACACCCGCATTGCGCTGTGCTGGCACTGCCACGAAAGAGAATTCATAGGCATCCATAGGCTCTTTCAAAATGGCGCAGCACAGCTGCCCGTCATAATACTCTCCCTTTTGGTGACCGCAATTTCCGTATTCGCTGCCGCAGACAGAGCAAATGCTTCTTCCCATGGCGCAGCCAATGCTGACCTCTTTCTTGATGCCCGCCTCAATATCCGCGATCACCTCATCGGCATGGCCGCCCCGGCGAATATAGGCCCATGCCTTGAGAAAGCTGATGCCCTTTTCGCATACCACCTGGGTTTCAAAGATCCGGGCCACCTGTCCCTCCGTAGACCAGCGGTGGTCCACGATTCCTGTCTTGCCAATGAACAGCTTGGCCAGTTCCGGCAGCGCTGCCGTATCAAACCGCTCATGGTCCCGGTCCACCTGGTCATCACACAGCCGCAGGGAGAACACATACACCTGATCCCGCGTCAGTGTTCCCTTGGCCTGGGCATTGATTGCTTCCAGCTGTACTGCCGTAGGCTCTCCACTGGAGAGCACATTGGTTTCTTTTTTAACCTGCATTGTTAAACCTCCTTCGCTTCCTGGCGGTATTTTTCCGCCTGGGCCTTGTAAAGTTCCGCCTTCGCCTGCTCCGTCATATCCTGCAGGCTGATGCTGTCCCAGATGATTTCTACCCTGTCATCCAGCCCCTCCAGAGCCAGATACCGCTTGCAGATCCGCCGCAGCACCGGCTCCACCGTCCGGCGCAGGGCCCACAGCTCCGTGGTCAAGATGTCTGCCTGCTGGGCGCTCATCCGCTCGGTGGTGCTCCAGCTTAAGCCCAGAAGGAAGGGTGGCAGTCCGGTCTTTGCCACCAGCTGCTCCAGGATCTGCCGTACCGGCACCTGGGAGTCCAGGATTGGGGCATCTGAGCCGATGGCCTTGATCTGCACATCGCCCACCGCCACAAAGTCCCGGACAGTGCCGTTTTTGGTATCCTCCATGGCCTTTGCCCATTCCTGGGCCATCTGGCTGCCCCGCTCCTGGGCCACCGCCGGATCCAGGTCATCGCTTCCCTTGCAAATAACGCTGTAGCGCACATTGCCGCTGCGCTCCCAATTGGTGCCTACCGCCTGGTAGATCTTCATGAGAATGTCTGCCAGGAAGGGCATTCCCCGGAACAGGCTGACTCCGTAAGGATGTGCAGGCTCCGGATTCAGCGCAGTAAACAACAGCAGATGCTGATAAGGCAGCGGTTTTTGAAGCCCATGCTTATCAGGGCCCCAGATTACCACCTCCAGGGGATTCTCTCCCTCCTGCAGCTGGCACTGCGTCACATCTCCCCAACAGACCGCCTTCAGCTTGCCGCCCGAAACCACCATTTCCCCCACAGCCCGGCCGTAGGTCAGCAGGCTGTCTAAGTAACAGCTTAAAAACTGATCGATGCCCTGCTGCCCATAGCCGCAGGGTACCGTTCGCAGGAACTGCTCCAGCCGCTGCTGACTTTCCTTGCTCCGGCACTGCACTTGAAAGCCGCCGGTGAGACGCACCAGCTTTCCCACTGCCGCATCCAGCACCGGTACCGCCTCCCGCAGCTGCCGGTACATCTGCTCCTCCCCAGTCCCCAAAGGGATAAAGGACCGCAGCGCCCCAAAGGGATGCACATCCGCGCTGCGCAGCTGGCACACCGCCGCCACCGGGGTCGCTTCCTTTCGTTTCCACTTCATAGTTTTCGCTCCTTTCATCGCTTCCTAGCCACCGCGTGGGCAGTGAACCCGGCATTTTTCTTTCCCAGCACCGTAGCCACAAAATAGCGCATATCGTCCATGGCATGGTCATGCTCTTTTTTCACCCGGTCCTTGGCACCGCTGCTGAGATCCCACACATACGCATCCAGTTCCCGGATGCAGTCATCGCAGCCTTCACAGATGACGATTCGCCCATCCTTTAGGCAATCCGAGGTCATGCGGATCCCACTGAGCACATCATTCTGGGCCTTATGCACCCGCCAACCCTTCCGCCGCAGCAGTTCCATAAAGCTGGCCGCCGACGGGTCCACGATCACCGCTGTAATATGCCTGCCATCTGCCAGCCGGGCCAAGGCAGCAGCATATTCTTCATCCGTCATCTGCCGTTGTTTCACTCGGGAATCGAAGTAAAATTCCTTCACCCGGTACCAGATTTCCCCCTGCTTTCCCCACAGCCCCATGGAGGTGGGATTCACCGTGCCGTAATCGCAGGAGACATACCATTGGCTACATTCCCCCGCCGGCACCGAGGAGATCATCTCCGGCTGGAAGAAGTCATACACCCGTCCCTCCGCCTGGACCCAATGGCCCAAAATAAACCGACGGTAGAACACACCGGTGTACAGCCGCTGGTACCGCTGCCGGATCTCCTCCGTCAGCGAGGGATTGTCCTCCATGGTAAAGTGCAGCCGCAGGCAGTTTCGCTTCTCCGCCTCCAGGACCCAGGTTTTATAGAACCAATGGTTGGGGCCGGCAGGATTGCAGTTGAACCAAAGGCGGCTGCCGGCAACAGAGCATCGGGCACAGGCCTGCTCCACAAAGGACTGGGGCATCAGCGCCACCTCATCCAGCAGCACACCTGCAAAGGTGATGCCCTGAATCAGGCTTGCGGAGCTTTCATCCCGTCCGCCGAAGATGTAGAATTGGTTCCGGTGTCCGTGGAAGGTCACCGTCAGCAGATTTTCCGACCGTTTTTCCTTCCATACCGCCCCCAGTCCCTCCAGCCGGGGCAGAATCTCCGACAGCACATTGCGCTTGAGGGAGGATATGGTCTTCCCGCAGATGCCGAACCGCTTCCCATCAAAAAGCAGCATGGCCCACAGGAAGAAGCTCAGTCCCATAGCCAATGTCTTTCCGGAGCGCACCGCCCCATCGCATACGATGGCATCGAATGCGGCATCGGGGCTTCCCGGCATCCACCATTTCAGCACCCGCCGCTGTTTCGCGGAAAATCCGGTCAGATTCACCCTTCCTCAGCCCCCGGCTGCAGTGCTTTCAGGAACTGCTCCAGATCCTCTCCGTTTTCCTGGGCCAACAGCGCAAGCTGCTCCAGCGCCCGGAGCCGGTCAATGAGCCGCACCTCTACCGCGCCCTTTTCGCTGCGCTTGACCTCACTAAGCAGGCTCAGATCCAGCTTGTCCATGGGCGGATCGCTGCTCATCACCAGCTTGATACAGTCGTTGGCCCGGCCAAATGCCAGCTCCGCCAGTCTTCTTACCACATCGTCGCGCTGAATCTGACCCTCTTTGATTCGTTTTTTCAAGGATTTCTCCTTCATACCTACCCTCCCTTTCAACCAAACATCAGAAAACAAAAAGAGTTGCTCCCAAAAGAGCAACTCCCAAAAATAAGAAAAAGGAGGCGCTCTCGCCTCCTTAAAATTTTGCCATGATCACCTTGTTTCCCGGTTCCGGGTCCACGCCGATCTGGTCCAGCAGTTGCTGTTCTGTGATGCTTCCATGAGGCACCGCCCAGGCACCGGCATCGCTTCCCAGGCCCACCAACCCGCCCATGGCGGAGAAAGTAGACACATTTTCCAGCGCGCTTTCCAAAATCGCCTGAACCGCAGACTCCTGAAACCGTCCTTTTCCTCTTAAGTTGCCAATGGTGGACAGCGTTGGCACCCAGACCGTACCGCTTTCCTTCATAGCACGCAGGGCATCCCCATCCAGATAGGCACCGTGCTCGATGGAATCGATCCCTGCCAACGCCGCGGCCTCTGCTGTCCGGGCACCGTTGGCATGGGCCATCACCGCAAAGCCCTCCTCATGGGCAATATGGATCAGTTCCCGAATCTCCTCCGGCGGCAGCCCCTCCTCTGTCAGCACCCCAAACCGGTCAAAATCCATCAGACCGGAGATCATGATCTTGATAAAATCTGCCCCATTGTCTCTTGCCTTCTTGACCAGTGCGGCATATTCTTTCATATCCGCGTACTTTTCCCCAATGAATGCTCCGTAATGCCCCAATTTGCACAGGTTTGCCAGAGGCGTGCGGTAACGGATGCCGTATTCCGGTGCCAATTCCCGGGCCTTTTTGCCGGCACCCCAGCGGTCACCGCCGTCCCGCAGATATGTATAGCCAAGGCGCTGATATTCTTTTAAGACCTCCCGGATCCATTTTTCATCCGGATGCTGTGCATGACGCCCGATGGCCGCTTTCCAGTCATACCCATCCAGAATCATATGCATATGGCAATCTACCATGTGATCACTTCCTTTGAAAGCAGTATACCAAATGAAATGCCATTTGTAAACTTTTATCCCTAGCCTTGACAATCCCGGAACCCATGGTAGAATGTTATGTAGCTTGCTACATTTTATTTGGAGGTGACTTTTTTGCAAACCCATTACGGCCACCTTGCCCGGATCCTGCATTGGTGTACCGACCAATCTATGACCAATGCACTGGCGCAGATGGATCTGACCGCGGCCCAAGGCCATATCATGGGCTACCTGGTCCACCAACCACA